AGGGGTAGGTGTATTGGTAGGTGTTGGTGTAGGTGTTCTTGTTGGTGTTACAGAAGTTGTAGGTGTTGGTGTAGGTGTTCTTGTTCTGGTAGGTGTTGGTGATGGTTGTGTATTAAATGCAGCAACATTTATTAATGCAGATCCTGTATTATAATAATTCAAAGTAAAGAAATCATTATTATTAGTTGAGATTATAGAACTGTTAGTAACAAAAATAGGATTATTTGTTAATACTGAATTTATAGCAGAGAATGCAGATAAGAAGCAATTATTAAAATTAGATATGTCAAAATTATTATTAAAATATACTGATCTAAATGCATCTAGTACCAACACAAAATTAGTTACAGTTTCATCTATACTTATATTAAATTCAGGATAAGCAGCAAATACAGATTGCCCGTTACTGGTTACTGTAAATAATGGATAAACTGTTGTTGTAGGTGTTGGGGTTACAGTAGGTGTTTGGGTAGGAGTTTGAGTAGGTGTTGGTGTATTGGTAGGTGTTTCGGAAGGTGTTACGGTATTAGTAGGGGTATTAGATGGTGTTACTGTTGGTGTAGCAGTATTTGAAGGTGTAACTGATGGGGTAACAGTATTAGTAGGAGTATTAGAAGGTGTAACAGTTTGTGTTGGGGTTGGGGTTGGGGTGCTAGTGTGAGTTGGTGTTGGTGTATTTTGGGTAGGAGTATTAGTTGGTGTAGTAGAAGGATTTGGTGTAGAAGAGGGCGTTCTAGTAGGTGTTACAGTAGGATCTGGTGTAGTAGAAGGGGTTGGTAGAGGAAGAGGAGCAGGGAATGATGTAAGGGTGTTGCAATCAGTACAATCTCTTGCTTGTATAAAAGTATCTTCCCTAACATTTACAACCCCAGTTGTTCCTAAATTAGAATAACATTCACTAAAGTACTTTACAGCACCGGATAATGTATTAACGTAAATGTATTCGGGAAATAGCATAACTTTATTTATCCTTTAAAAAATACTCACCACTGGATATGGTGGTTCTCCTATTAATGGTACGTTAGCACTAAATGCTGGTGAATATGTGCCGCTTGGAAGATTGTATTCGCCTACAGGCAAGCAAACGGTTCTTAAGCTAGATGTTGCATATATTGCTGTTCCGAATCCGGTTGTTCCTTCAAAGTCTGTAGCACCAGAAATAATAGCAGATGTTAACGAGTCATCAGGTATATCTGTAGTATAGTATTTGACCATAAATGGCCATTTCATATAAACTGGTTGTCCTAAATAGGTCGATAGAGTATAAATGCCTGTTACTTCAGAAGTACCAGCTGTTCCAACTACAAGAGAATTAGCGCAAACTAAAGGCGAAGCAGTTGGTGTAAGTGTTGGTGTTGGTGTTGGTGTAATAGATGGTGTAGGGCTAGGTGTATTCGTTGGGGTAGGTGTTGGTGAAATAGGCAAGTCAATACATCTTTCAAATCTGCTACCAACAAATACTGGTACAGAACTTGCTGCAAAATATAAAAATCCATCCTCTGCAACAGCACTTAAATTATAGCTAGTAATTGTAACACCAGATACAGGTTGATTATCACAATAGTTATAATCTTTAATTCTAAATGTGGGTACATACATGTATTTCTTTAAGAAACTAAATACAGTATTATCAATTCTAAACTCAAACAAAGTGTTTATAAATACATCGTTTGGGTTCTTAACAAAATAATTTAAAATAAATGTATTTGAATCTTCATTATATGAAATAATTGGTTTATCTAGCTTATCAATGTAGAAATTAGAGAGCGGGCTAATAAAAGAAGATAAATTCTCAAATGTAAGTTCTGTATCTGGATAAACTTTTGTAAATGTTGGGTTGTTTAGATCAATTGTGTAGATTTCTGGATAAATAAGCTTTTCATTTAAACAGCTATTATAATAAAATAAAGTAGTCTTGGCTATAAAAACCTTATTATCGCTTTCCCTGAAGTAAGGTACAGAAATTTTCTCTAATTTACGATCAATATTAAACGTTCTTAAATAATTTCTTTCGCTGTTATAAGGTATAATTAAATTATTTGCATAATCATAATCTATCTTGTCAAGAATTAAATAGTTTTCTGTTTCAATTAAAATTACATTATAGAATAATTCGAAAGTATATACTCCATTCTCAATATCTACTCTTACAGCTTCATCATATTTGTTAAATATTGATGAAAGTGCTTCTGTAACTAGATCAACTCTTGTTGTATTTGCATTCTTAACATAAAATTCACCTTTTTCTTGATATCTACTTTCGTATATAGAGCGTGGCCTTGTTAGAGTTGTTGATAAACTTTGTACTGCGGTGTTATTTTCAATTGGTATAGGAAGATTTTTGAAGTCTCTCTTATCGTATCTATATTCTAAATTAGGTGATGTTTGCTCACTAAAAGATACCTCACAAGGTGTTTGTCCTTCAAGATTTAAATTATATGCATTTAATAATTCGGTTTGACCTGTAGAAACTGGGTATGTATACGAAAAGGTAGCAGGTCGAGAGACTGTATCTGGTTTAAATAAAAAAGTATTCAAACTACATTCTAATAATTCATTATAGTAAACAGGAATACTAGTGTTCCAGGAAGGTGAATCAGATGAAAAGTCGTTAAGTATGTTACTATTTTTATCAACAAAAGTTATACAGTCTAATACTAAGCAATAAGAGATAGTAAATGTATCGCAAAATTCATCAGGCAAAAATCTTCCTTGACCATAGGCTATAAGTAAAAGAGGAAAATCTAGAGGCTTAAAAGAAGGTGGTGGTGTATATGGAAAAGGTACGTAGTAATTAGCAAAAGGATCTGCTGCAAAGGAAGTAAAGGTTGGCCCTGAGGTAAAATAGCCTGAACCTGGAGGTATTTGTGTTACAGTGCGAGTAAAAACACCTGAATATCTTTTATCTGGGTTTACAATTTTATAATTAAAATTAAAACCTTCATCAATATCAAAATACACGTGACCATCTAATATTAAGCATGGTTTAATACCTTGTTCTTTTAACTCTTCAAACTGATTATAGGATAACCCTCTTCTACCGGTGCCATAAAGACCACCTCTTCCTCCTGTAAAATTAAAGAAGTCCAATTCACCTTGTGAAATAAAATCACCAAAATTAGTACCTGCAGGACCAACACCCACAGGGTTAATTTCTTTATATAAACCGTAATTATTACCATAAACGTCTGTTTTATACTGAACAAGCGTTTTATTTTTAACAAGTAAATTTTCTTGCCTTGCATCTAGCGGGTAAACACTTTCTACAATAGGAAATACGTCTGTATTTTCCCAAACATCTTTTGCAGTACCGGTAAAAAATTCTGTAGAATCAATATCTCGAGACATTCCAAATGGTTGATAACCTACTGTTTGATTTCTACTATGATAGCCATAAAAATCTTTTAATAATGGATTACTTTTAATATTACCAAAAATATATTGCGCACTTCTATTATAATGCATCCAAGAGACGTCCTCTTCATATATAAATGGGGTTTCAAAATCTGTCTTTGACAAATTAGAAATATTTCCATATTTTGAAGGATCTGGAAACACATAAAGTTTATTTGGTTCTAGAGAATCGGTATTAACAGTTACACTATATTTTAAAGTATTAAAATTTAATATACCTAATTTGTCAGGTAAAAAATACCCTCCAATGTCTCTTATATTTTTTAAATATGTATCATCATTTGGTACAGTAGCGGTTGAAGGAAATCTTTTATTTAAAAAGTTGGCAGCTTTATCTTCAGCTTCAAATAACAACCCTGAAACATAATTAGTGGTGGTACTCCCAGTACTTAGATAATAATAATCAGTTCCAATAAATTTCTCTATAAGTTGTTTTTCAAGTTGAAGATTTAAATTATCTTTATTATTGTTATTAATTTGATTAATAAAATCTTTATCTTTAAGATACTGTAAATCATCCGCCGTAACCTGTACATTAACAGAATAGTTTGTTTTAAAATCACTTAAGAAAAAAGGGTAACTTTTTATTGCATTTATGATAGATTGTTCAAAGTCATTAAATAAAGTAGGATCAAAATTGTTTAGGTTTGAAGAATATTCTAAAGGCTTTGTTCCTTCATTGTAATCATTATAGTTTTTCTCCGGATTAATATCTAAATACTGTGAATCATCAAAAAATTCATGAAAAGTAAGCGATATATTGTTTTTAATACTAGATAAATTAAATGATATGTTATCTGTTCTTATTACATCAAGCGCATTTAAACTTTTTATTATTTCATTTAAAACTACTGTCTCAACACCAAACTGTGAGCCTTTTAAACTGTTTTCATATTTTTTACTCTTAACACTTTCTCTTAAAAGTCTATAATATTCGCATATAGTTTTGATCTTTTTAACAAAAAATGGAAGTACTGAATATAAATCTAGATCATTAGTAAAATCAGCATTAGTAACAAATCTTCTTTCCTCTAAAGTAGAGTAACTAAGAACTATTTCTCTTAAAAGACCTATGTAAGCAGATCTAACATAATTTTCTTGCTCTTTATCGTCAAAATTTTTTGTTTTGTACCATTTAAGAAGATAAAGTTTATATTGTTCTAATAGATAATTACTATCTGTTTCAGATACATTAGACCTAATAATCCATTGAGTAAATGTAAGAGGCTGAAAAAAGTCAACTGGGTTAGATGTTGTTCCAGATACAATAGAATCAGGTGTTTTGATTACTATAACATTTGATCCTAATATATCGGACATTAAATTATTTAATTGTTATATACGTTCGTTGCACTGGTAAATAATCTTAAACCTTTTAATAATGTATACATTATATTTTGATCTATTACCCCGTCATTTCCGTACCAATCATTAAAAGTAGACAGATTATAAGTTAAATTAGATCTTTTACTTTCATAATCAATTAAATTATCATATATTGGATTGTTTTCGTCTTGTTTATACCTGTAAAATTCATAAAAAGCGCCTACTTCTAGGCCGGAGAGAGATTGCGGTATGACTAAATTCCAACCCCAATAGTAATTTACTGAAGACAAATATATTACATCGGTAGATACATAACCGTTAGGGATAGTTGTATTTACAAGGGTATATTTACCTGAAAACTTTTCTCTAGCTACAATATATTCAGAAGCAGAAAATGTGCTTGTGTATATATCGAGCTGATCACCTAAATTTTCTCCAGTCCTAAACAAGCTTTGAGAAGTATTTTTTGTACCTGTAAGCTTATTCTTAGCTATGCTGCATACATCTAATACTCTTCTTAAACCTGGAGGGTAAGGATAGCCAAAATTCTTAAATACTACATCAAACATTTCACATTTTGAAATTAACGACTCAATATTACATGTATCTACATCACTTATATTATCATTAAAATTAGAAATCTTTTCAAATATTTTTGATAATAGTGCAGAATTTACATCGGAAATTTCATTACCTACTATAGTTCCTAAAAATTCGTCAAAAAATTTAGGTTTATCTTGAAGCGTTTGCATTAATGCTAAATCTTTATAAAATTTCGTACCATCAAATGATTCATTGTCTTTGTAAATTAAATTGTAACCGGACACTGGGAGTATATTAAAACTTTTAGATGTGCCTGTAATATATCTTGTATTTTTAGAAAAGTAAAAAAACTTATTTATCCATTTAAATCCTAAAAAGTCTCCATCTGCTTGATATTTGCTGTCGTAAAAATTAGAAAGAGGATAAAAGAAAAAGTTATTAGGTGCTGATACAAGATCTATACTTGGTATTGAAGATATTGTTGGTTGTGAAATAGTTTCACCGTCTACAAAATAAACTTTTAAATCGGTATTATTAATAGCTAGTATTTGATTCTGTGAATTACAAGATATACCCTCTATACTTTGAACATAGTCAGATAAGTTGAAGTATGAGCCAACTTGAATAGTTAAAACATCCGTACCATTGTTGTTAATTTTTGTTAAATTATTTTTACCTGTTGAAACCCATAGATTTTGATTCCCATCAACTGTAATATCACCGGGGTAGCTAATACCTGATATTGTAAATAGTAAATTTAAGTCTTTATCTAATTTATATACCTTGTCATTTCTAGAAATGATATCTGTTTTATCTTGATTTTCGTTTAATACAGTAACCCAGATATCGTTATTTCTGTCTACAATAACTTTTTGTGGTGATTCAGAAAATATATTAAACATGTAAGTTGAAAGTAACGAACCATTTGAAGAATACTTTAATAGTGCGGGGTATATAGGATTAGAATAGACCACATAAATTTCATTTTCTTTATTAATATCTACATAGCTTGGTGTAACACTATTTTCACCTGCAAATCCGTAGTATGTGCCGTAATCAGAAGATGATATATATGTATTGGTTGCGGGTGGTGGTATTACTCTTTGTAAATAACCATCTCCATTTAATTTTATAACTGAACCAGAATCGAATAATGTAACCCATATATTATTATCGCGGTCTAATGCAACACAACTTGGAGCAGCACTATTCCATGCATTAAAAAAGTTAACGCTAGTAGTAAGAACGGAAGTAGAAGTACTATAGCCTGATGTTACAGCGGAAAGACTAATAGTATTTAAAATTGAACCTGTGTAATCGAACTTTAACAACTTATCAGTATCAATATCAGTAACCCAATAACTGTAATCAAATTCGTTAACTCTATTAGAAGATGGTACTTGAGTAATAGAAAAAACACTTCTATGGTCATCTGTATTTACAAATTCATAAATTTTATTAATTACTGAAGGTCTCTCTCTACAACCTGAATAGAAATAATTACTATAATATTTTCCTATATACTCTGTGTAGGGTTGAGAATAGAGAAAGAATATAGTGTCTTCTTCAAAATTAGGTATGTCGTTTATGTAAGCAATAGATGAAAGTCTAGCATTTAAAACTGTTGTAGGACAAATAAAGTATCCTCTATAAAAGCCACCAGATTTAAAAATTTCTTTCTCAAAATCTGTAGAGTAAAAGCTTACAGAAGGCACTTCTGTTCCTGTTTCATCAACTAAAATTGTTTTTATATAGTATGAAGAAGTAGGTATTGTGTTAGTTGACGATAAATATGGATAACTCTTAGTAGTAAAGTTTAATTGATCTTTTAATTTAACTACATAAGGAATTTTTGTGTTTGCATAGCTTAATTTTGCAATATCAAAGCTTTCTATTATTTCGGTTCCTTCTCCATCTAATCCGTTTGAAGTAATGGTTAGTAGTGCAGCAGGATTATATCTTGTTTTTATTATAGGTAATACTGCTGGAGCAAAATTTATGTATGAAAGTTCTAAAGGAATATTGTAATTATATAGTTGTTCTTTGTATCCTAAGAAATCGTAAAATTTACTCGTGTCAAGCGCGGCAAAAATAATAATAGGAGGAGCATCAGTAACATTATTTTTATTACTATCATCAGTATAATAAAAATCAGCATAACCTGATGTACCAACAAAAATTGCATCTTCATCTTTTTCATCACAACTAACTAGACCAAAAGGTGTCTTTCTTACGTAAAGCTTTGTTGTTGATGAAGGAATCTTATCAATAATTTCATCCTGAACTACGTCTCCGACTTGTATTTTTCTTATAAATTTGTAAAACTTTTTAAGGTGTCCCCATTTGTCTTTGTAATAATTTTCAACATCATAGTAATATGAACCGGTACCACTGGCATAAAGATAAAAAGTATAACTATCTCCTGATAGCATGTTATATGTTTGATAACTATTAATTCTTTTTAAAGTAATTTTATCTGATAATCGACCTGCAGGAATATCTATAACAAAATCTAAAGGTCTTTCAAATGCTATTTCATCTTGTAGATAATTGTATATATTTACAGTAGCCTCTAAAACGGTTCTATAACTTTCACCATCTTGATTAATAAGATAAACATTTACTTTATATTCACCAGGGTATTTAAATGCATGAACTGCAGTGGGGCCTATGAAATAATTTCCATCACCATCGTTAAAGTCCCATCTTATTTTTACGTTTGAATAATCATTTGGATCAGGAATGTTAAATGTAAGAGTATAAGAACAAAGAGAAGAAACATATGATACTGAAGAAACTAACTCATTTAAGGTAAAGTTAGGTACAAAAGTAAGAGGAGTTTCTGCTAATGCGTACGCTGAGAGTGTTTTTTTACCAGTATAGTCATAAACATCTATGCCAACTGTATTCGTGTTTATTAAAGCCATATTTAATATTCAATTTTTGTATTGGCTGTTGATACTGATAATATTTCAATCTTATCTAGTAATGATAAAGGATTATTTAAGAAAGGATATTTAAAAAACGGAACCTGATAATTTTGAGATACAACTAAAATATCTTCGTCAGGATATACAGGATTCCAAACTAAGAAATTAATACCAGGTACTTTAAAGGTTCCAGTACTATCAGTTCTTTCTACATAAAAATCTTCAACACCTTCAATATCAAAAATCTGTGAAGTGATATCATTAATATCAAGTAATTTACCAAGGCTATTATTAGTAGTATCAAAATAGTTTTTCAAAATGTTATAAACTTGATTTTTTATTGATTGGTTATCAATTTGAGACAAAACATTTTTAGTTACTACAAACTTACTTTGATCGGTTATTGATGTAGTAAGAACTTCGCCAGGCCTTCTAATACCAAAATCTACAGCAACGTAAATAGGATCATTAATAATAACCTCTGCTGTCATAGTTTTATATTTTTGAATTTCATTTAATAATAATTCTTTTTGAGCTGAATTTAAATAATTTGTTCTTTTTGTAAGTGTTGTAAGTTTTTCTAATCTAGGAACTGCATATATATAAACATTATTAAAATCACATGAATCAGCAAATCGTACTTGGTTAAATAGAGTACGGGAATCATCATTACCTTTTTCGAGGTTTAAATCGTAGAAATATCTTAAATGACCATTTATATAATCCCAATTATTTGCAGCTTTTGTTGAAGAAATAATATTTGCAAAGTTTTTATTAACAAAATTTTCATAGTCACTAGCTGTTACTAATCTAAATTGTGCATTATAAATTTTAGGAGCATTTACTTTAATGCTTTCTGCAGATTCTCTATCTTGAAATTTTGTAGATGGTTCAATATTAACAAAGACTAAATTCTTAGTCTCATCTTCTGTTAGTAAATTTAAGTTAGTAGACACAGTATCAGTTAAAATTTTATCATATCTAGTTGACGAATATAAGAAAAGTTTGTTTCCATTAAGAAGACCTGAATCAACTTCTCCTCTCTTACCACTAGATTTCAAAAAGTATATTGCAACTTCATCTCCTTGTACAAGCTTTCTACCTGTTACTCCGTTACCAAATTTAATTTCATAGCGCTCATTTTCATTTAATCTTTTCTCAAATACTCTCGCATTACTGCCATTTAAAAATAAAGAAGGTGTTTCAGTATACTTAAAATACTTACCTGATTCTTTTTCCTTCACATAAACATCTAAATTAAAATGATCTATAACTTCTTCTTCATCATCAGTTACAAAAACTACCGTTATGTTTTCAAAATTATCACCAATAGCGGTATAGGTAGGGTACTCTACATAACTTCCTTGATAAAGAATATTTTTTTCTCCAAACTCAGTTAAATCTTGAATTTCATTTGTAGTTTTTGTAAACGAGACGTCAGCATTAAAAGAATAGCTAATGCCATTAAGCGTAAAAAACGAATACCTTTTTATGGTATAGCTTTCGGGAGGAAGGGATGCATTAGCTTGAGCTAAGAATGTTAATAAACTTGTTTGATACCCTACGGGTTTATAATTTAACTCTTTTACTATTTTATTAATATTTTCATATATAGTTGCCTGACTAAAAAGACTTTCAGATGCTGTTCTGTTTAAATAAAACAATAACACATGATAAGCATATGCTATCATATCTATAACAGCAGATATATTACTGCCTTCAAAATTTTGATCAGTAAAATATGTTGATGCGTTTAACCTATCTACTATAAGCTGTTTTAAAGATAGAGCGTCAAAAGCAGCATAACCTTGTTGATTTAATAAAAAATTGGAATCGTTTTCAGTACTCATGATGTAAAGGTAAATCCATTAATATTTAATAAGCCCCTTAATTTTAGGAGTTCAGCTTCTAATTGAGGTACTGACATTATTAATTCAATCGTATATGAATTGTCGTCAGGATTGGCTATAACTTGAATTGCATTAATTTTAACTCTAGGTTCAAAATCTCTTATGTTTTTTTCAATGTTATCACCTATACTTTTAGCGTTACTTTCAGTAACTTGGTCAAATAAAAAATTACCTAAATTCATTCCAAAATAAGGATTAAGGAGTTTTTCACCTCTATTAGTAGTAAATAGGTTTTGAAGGCTATTTTTAATAGCATTTAAGTTATTATCTATCTTTAAATCTTTAATTTCATTAGTTTTCTTAAACTCTTTGTTTTGAGTGTAACTATATTGAAAATCAAGCATTAAATCTTGATATTTAAGATCGTCCGTATTTTTTACATTAGAAATACTGTCTATTCTAATACTCATTGTAATTATTTAATACATAATATTGTGTAAAATAGTACTATAAAAAATAAATAATAACGATGACCAGGAAGTTTACACCCTTATTAGAAACGTATTTACAGAAATTTACACGTGGAGGATTTCTCACAGGTGATATTGTAAAGATAAAGAAAGATGCATTTTCAAGTGATTTTTTTAAATCTCAACCTAAACAATATCAAGAAAAACTTAAGAGTTGGGCACAGAGCGATTTACTATTAAGAGTTAGCTCAGTTAAGCCTATTAGACCAACAAATCAAGCAACCGGTAATGCTGAAATAACCGGTAGTGAGTTTGATGTTGATATCACACAGGAAATAGCTCCTGGACGTTATGTAGATTTTCTTACTATTCCTGCTTCTTTGCTTGATCCTTTAGATGCAACCTCACCCAATCTTCCTCCAATTCCTGATTCATTAAAGAGAAAATCAAAAACAAATATTAAGCCTGAAGAACAAGAGACTCAAGTACAGCAGGTAAATCATACTTTTATGTCTGATGATGGTAAGGGTAAATTAATACATGGTGATAGAAAACTAAACAATTTTAATACTAAAATACCTTCCATGCCTGCAACAAAATCACAGGCTGTAGCAAATTATACACATAATTATCTACCTAAGAGATAACATCCTCTAAGGATATTAAACAACTATAAAAATTAATTTCTTGATCTACTACAAATGTAGTTCTGTATAAATACTCTGAAACTATAAGTAAGGCTCTCTTACTCTTTTCATTATCGAAATTTAAATTATCATTTAAATAGTAAAACATTTCTTTTAAGAGTAGCTGATAATCAGCTTGAAACTTCTCTTCATTCTCAATACAATATTTTCTAGCTAAATTTGACTTCTTAGTCTTAACAAATTCAAAGCATTTATTAATTACATCACTTTTAATCGACAATTCAGGTATAACTAAATTATTAGAATGACTAAACTTTTGCAAATCATTAATAATCTTTCTTACATCAGGATATAATTTTTTAATTAGTAAAACTAAATTTTGCTTTTGTTCCTCTTTTATAGTTACTTGTTCAGCTTTTAAAATTTGAGATATTCTTTTGACTATTCCTTGAATGGGTGGGGTTAGATTTAACTCCTGACATCTACTCTGCAGTGCTTGAATAATTTTGTGTTTAAAATTACCTGTTAAAATATATCTAGTATTACTACTAAACTCCTCCATAGTATTGCGCAAGGCTTTTTGAGCTTCTAAGCTAATACCATCTACTTCATCTAATATTACTACCTTAATATTACCATCAAAGCTCTTGGTCTTAGAAAAGCTTACAACCTTGTTTCTAATAGTATCAATACCATTCTCATCACTCGCATTAATGTAAAGATATTGACATTGTAAAATACTATTAACAATAATTTTGGCTAAGGACGTCTTTCCGATACCTTGAATACCTACCAATAATAGATTAGGAATCTCTTTTTTAGAAACATATGTATCTAAAATCTTTCGTGTATCGTCGTTTAGAACGATATCGTTAAGATTTTTAGGTCTATATTTTTCTATCCAAAGATTATCAAAGTTCATTTACCAGAAGAACCAAATCCTTTTTCACCTCTACTAGATTGTACAGTCTTATCTGTAAATTGCACATTAAAGTTTGGTGCTAATGGATAAAGAACAAATTGAGCTATTCTATCACCTTTTTTAACATGATAATCTGTATCTGATAAGTTGTATAACTTAATCCCTGCATCTCCTCTATATCCATTATCTATAATACCGGGATGTGCTAATATTCCATGCTTAAAGCCTAAACCGCTTCTGCTTTCAACTTTGATCCAATAGTTTTCAGGTATATAAGCGAATGTCAAGCCTACTCCAACGACTGCTGATCCTTTTGCAGGTACAGTCTTATCTTCAATACAATAAACATCGTAGCCAGAATCAGATTCATTATTTTTAGTAGGTAAAATAGCTGAATCATTAGTTTTAATAAAGGAAATTACGCTCATAGTTTTATTATAGTTTTGACTATCTTATTATCAACATAAATAATAATAACATGGCTGAAGAAAACAATGATAATATTGATGACATTATAGATGCTCTTAAAGAAAAAAATGTCCAATTAACAAAAGAGATCAGAAAAGTATCTAAAGAAAATATAGAAGAATTTGTTATTGATAGTGCTGGTTCTGTTATTAATGAATGTGTTGATTTAGTAAAAAATTTAGGTATCTTTATGCAATCTGCTCCTAATGCTAAGGACCTTTCTGCATACGCTGAACTTATTAATGCTTCTGCAAACGCAATAGAAACATTAAACAAAATTATAGTTCAAGACAAAAAGAGTGATACACTTAAAGATCTAAAGAAGATGGATCACAACATGAAAAAGGATTTACTTGGTGATGCAAAAGAAATGCTAACTTTATCTCGAGAAGATATGTTTAAAAAACTAAAAGGTATTGATATTATTGATGTATCAACCACTGAATGTGAGGCTTCCAACGCTAGGGATACCGGGAGCATTAAATTGTCCGCTACAGACAACTCCCTCTAAAAAGCCTATAATTGCATCGGTTATTTCATCTAATACTCTATCTGATAAATTCTTTATTATATCATCAAAATTGTTTGTTAAGTCGAACAAAGTGCCTAACGAGAAGGAAGGGATTGGTAGGTTTAGGCTAAATGCACTGAATATAGAAGTTACGTCAAAGTTCTGAATTGTATTCATTAATGTGTTAAGCTGTTGATCGAGATCAAAGTTCTTTAAGAATCTTAAATCAAAAGGTATTATAGATGTTAAATCAATACCAAGTTGTTGTAAGAATTGAGTATTAAACGGATTAACAGCTTCTAATACACTATAAAAATCAAAATCTAAATCTAAAATATTATCTAAGTTATTAAAAGGATCGTCAATACCGTTAAAGAGACCTACAATTGATCCTATACCTAAGCAATCATATATGCCTGCAGCCCATTCTGGTGGTTGATATGTTGGGTTAGATGCATTGCTAGGATAAAATTTAGCTGATGAGTAAGAAGGTGCATCTTTTTCAAGGTCATTAGCAACTTGATCGTTAGTTTTTTCACTCTTAGCTTTGTCTATATTTGTTTGCTTTGAAAATTCTGCACTTGTAGTTAAAGATTCATTTTCTTTCTTAGATAGTCTTTTAGTTATAGAGCTAATAGACATATTTGTAAGGCTTGTAAGTAAATTTCCCGATCTGGTAATTTGATCGATCTGTTCGGGTGTATAAGCATTTTGTTGAATAGTTTCTATCTTTTCAGTAGACAAGACATCATCATTTAAAACTTTTTGTTTGATAAACATTATTTTATTATTAAGCAAGTCTACTTTAGTTTTTATTTGTTCGATATCAATTTCTATATTTTCATATTCTACTATTTTCTGTAAATTGCTTTTTGTTGTATCTTGTGCATTATATGCCTTGTTATCATAAAGATTACAAAAGTAAGCTAATATTTTAATTTCATTTTTAAACTTTTGCTTAATTTGATTAAAATAGCTTTCTGCATACTCATTTTCAGTTCTCGAGAAGTGATATGAGTCAGTTACAAGATTTACACCATGTGCAGATTTTGAATCGTAGTTCCTGCTTTGAACTGTTGATATGCTTGATCTAAACATAGAATTTGTTCTAAAACTAGCTATTGTAAGCATTTTATAAGTCCATGGTGAAACTTTATTGTATGCATTGTAAGGTAAATAATCCGGCATTTGTTGACTATTACCCATAAAATCTTGTACATTTTGGGTACTATCATCTAGTACATACCTTGCATTAGAAAATTTACCGATGCTATCGCTTTTAATCTTAAGAGACTCAACATTAATTTTTTCTTTTATGTATTCTGGTGCAGTATTAGCTTTTTCATACCAATAAGCAACAAATTCAGTATCAAAATTTTCTATTTTAGTACTTAAAGAGTTAAAAAAGTCCGTTCTTTCTTTTACAGTATCATTGGTGTGATATGTTGTTCTATATTCTAGTGCGGTTTCAATTTGATCTATAAAATTGCTAAATAAGTCTAGATAATTTGAGTATTTTTCTAAAATATTTTTAGAATTTGCTAAATTTAAGTCGCATAAATCTGGAGTAATTGTTTTGGTTATTATGCTCATAGTATTAATTCGTTATTTTTAGGGTCATTAAATATATATGGTTTAACACAAGTAATTTCGTTTTTATAAGAGCTATTTCTAAATACATGTCTTACATTTACTACAAAATATATACCTAATAATTTGTTGTCAAACTTACTTTCAGGTATAGACGTTTGTCTATCAACAGAAATAAATCTACCTGCTTGTCTAAATGTTAACCCTGGGCATGTAAAATTTAGAGTGTTGTTTAGGAACAAAGCATTTTTTAAAAAGTCGTTTCTTCCTTTATACAGCCTCTGTTCTTTAGATTCAAAATTTGCAGCATAATCAGCATCATAGTTTTTATTTGCTACTCTATAATAGTTTTTTGTTAAGGAACTAAAAGGATTAGCACCAATATCACCTTTTAATCCTTCAATATAGTTTTTCTTATAGATGTCTAGATTTTTTTCGAAATTGTTTTCTTGTACATCTACTATAAATTCTTTCTCGTTATAGTCGTAAGTATGTATCATTTTTGAAACAAGGCGATCTTGAACGCTAAACCCTGCTGGTGGTGAAAATCTAAAATCTTCTATATAACTATAATCTGGTAGTGAAGGTATATTCTTATAGCTAGTAGGTGTTCTAGATATATTATTATATGACGCTTCTGTATCAGAATAATTACCTATCATAAATTTTTCTAAATGGAAGGATCCGCCAGAATCTGCATTTGTAGTAAAAGCTTTATTATAAGCTTTGCTAAAATAATCTTTTAATGATCTAAAAGACCAATTATTAGTAAATCTTTCCCTTCTTAAAATACAAAAATCAAAGTTATTGCCTGGTGAACTTACATGTCTTTCTACTAGATATTCTAAGTCGTTTATGCTTTTTTGATCGGTAGGCGAAGAATAGAATATGCTTGCATATCCCTCATCAAAATCCTCTTCAAATTCAGTTTTATACCCTTCGTCTTTTGGAAAAACATTTTTTAATAAATTTTTAATAGCTAAACCTGTCTTAATGCCTCTTTCTGAGTTATCCTTTAATAATGCACCTTCTTTATCAACAAAATTTGCAGTACTAAAATCAGAATTTTTTTCTCTTAAAAGTTGATATGTAAAATCCCAAAAATATATTTTTTTATACTTTACTCCGACTTGATTTTCAATAATTATATCTTCCGTATTATATATAGAAAATACGAACTTTAGTCTCCAGACTTTTTCAATTTCCTCCCCATAATTATAATCAAAAGACTGATTATTAAGCTTTGGTATTATATCGACAATCAAAAAGTCCCTCGAATCACCTCTAAATGAAAATGGTAATACCTTATTACCATCCACATAGCTAAAATTACTAAAACTTTTGGCACTATTACTATTAGGGGGATTGGTAGGCAAACTTTCTAAAGCGTCTTGATCGTTCCTAAAAACTAGGTAGCCTTTATGATAGAAATCTAAAAAATTATCTTCTAATACAAATTCATTTATATTTTGATTTCTAAGTCTTACAAATTCATCGTTTGCATTATACATCATTACATCAAAAAGATATTCTTGATTGTTTTGTAATCTAAAAATATTATCTGCTTCTGGTGTTGGTAGTGCTGTATTAAATGTACTCATGTAAGCTTAAGTTTTAAGTTTATTTCATCAAAAATATATCTTAAAAATTCTCTTCTTACTATTTTTAGTTCTGAACCAACATCTGGAAATGATATGGGATTATCAATCTTATTTATAATACATATTAACCACCATAAATCCATAGTTTCATATTCATTAAAAGATATCATAGACCAAGGCATTCTTTGTGAAACCTTAATTGTATAAAATATAGAAGGGTTGATATCATCCGGGAACTGTATTGTATTTAAAATATTATAATAAAACTGCTTATTGTCTGTTTCATACATTTTAAAAATATTTTCATATCTACCTGTAGCGAGCTTTGGTAGTTCAGATATTTCGTTTTGAAATTTTCCGTCTATCATACTAATCCTCCGTTATTTATACCTGGTAAAATACTTGATGGTAAGCTTACAGAACCAGTTAAGAGAGTATTACCTCCACCGCCGTTTAACTTTAAAATATTTTGTAAAGTATCACTAAACCCACCTACCTGATTACTGAATAATTTGGAGGACGTAGAAGTTTGTACTAATAGTCTCTTTTGATATAATAAAGAGTACATAAAATTTCTTGTTTCTGCTATCAAGCTCTTTAGCGTAATAGTTACTTTATAAGCGTCAGGAACAATAGTTTCAAAACCTTCATTAGATCCATTAAGTTGAGAGAATGTTCTTCCTGAAGAAGTGAGTTGTGGTATAGGAAGTATCATTGTTCTTCTCGAGCCAACAAATTCAATATTAAGTCTTGAAACGTATGCAAAGGGTGTATATTTTACACCAGGTATTAATACCTCATAGATAACTGCAGGTTCAATAATATCTCTTGAAACTCTTGAAGGTCTGTTTTGATAGACTAATAAGAATAGTAATTGCCAATTTTTAATTACATCATCAAAGGTTGCATTACCGGTATTAATTAAAGGAAATTCAAAAGTAAATTCATCACCCCCATCTTCAAATTTATACATTTTAGTCTTTTCAATATATGTACCGGGTTTAGATAGATTATAAAGCTGAGAAAAATTTGTTACTACATCTCTCAAAGCTCCAACGGCTTCTCCACCGATACCTTCAAGATCACCAAACATATTCATTACTGAATTATTTTGATTATCAAAATATGGTAAATTATATGTCCAGCCGGTAGGTTCAGTAAAATATAAACCATCATATGGAGCCAATACCCCTTGTAATTCGTTTAAGCCTACTTTAGCAGAAACTTTTTCAATTCCGCTTCTTAGTAAATTAACTGCATTCGAAAGTGTTGCGTTGTTGCCAACAATATTTTGTAATCCTCCGCCTATAGAAGAAAATAAACTGTTAGCTCCTGCTCCCGCATTTAATAAAGACCCGGCAACATTACCTAATGTGCCGCCACCCTGTCTTAAATTACCTAGTACAGAACCCAACACACCGCTAACTTCTCTTGAAACATCTCCTACTTTTGATACACCAGTGCCTACTGAATAAAAAGCCTGGTTTACTATAGCATTAACATTTATTCTCTTTTCAACTAATTCGATTCTAGGAACTTCAGCTCTATAAATTTGATCAGGGTTAGTTCTAGGGTTTTGAATAGTCCAATAAAAATTATTTACAACATCAATTTTATAATTGTTTAAACTTGCAGAATTTCTTAAAAAATTAGGGCTTTCAGAATTAAAACTTTTTGTACCTGCAGGTATTAAGCTAGGTGGTGCACTAGAATATATTCTTTTATCATTATTGTTAAATGAAAATTCCCACAGATAGGCCATGTATATATTTAATAACTAAATCAGGTAGCTAAAAGTGATTTTCTAAACATATCTATCATATTTGGTGAATTATGTACTACAGTATTGTTGCTTACGGAAGAAATAGCAGTATTGCCCTTTGTTTCTTCAGTATTAGCTCTTACTTGTTTAAGTACCTCTAATTGCTCACTCAATAATCTATATAAAGATTCAAGCTTGTCTCTAGTTGGTGTTTCAGTACTTTCCATTCTAGTAGCAATTGCTACTTCTGGAGGTGTATACTCTATATCTGGTTCAAAAACTGGTTCTTTATATTCCACTAATTCTTCTTCTTTAGCATCCTTTAAGTCCTCTAAGTTTTCATTAGTATCTTCTGTTTCTTTAAATAATTTTTCCATCCAATTTTCTTCTTCTTTTTGTGCTGATACCTCTTGAGGTACTGTTGCGGGTACAGCTGTGATTTGTGTAGATGTAATTTCGCTTGATCTATCTTTAGGGCCACTAAAATTATTAACAAGCTTTTTAACCCATTCTGGTGCTTTATCTAATAAACTTCTAGCCCAGGCAACAATATCAATATTAAATTTTTCTTTTATAAATCCTAAAATTTTCTTAATTGGCCATAATAATAATGCTCTAATCTTATTGAGCGCGTTAAAGATCTTATCAGTAAATGACCCGCTAAAGAAATCTTGTACTTTTTTCTTTACTTCTTCACCAAAAATTTTACCAGCTACCCATGAAAGTATCTTGCCTAATCCTTGAAAAATTAAATCAGGCACTGCTAATATAATTCTCATTACACCCTCTATTATATTGCCTTCTGAAAATGCAGCTGAAATTTTATCAGTAAGTTTTTTAATATTTTCAAAATTTAGCAATCCTAAAGTAAAAAAGCTTACTATGCCTCCTAGTAACCCATCCAGTACTGATTTAAAGCTTAGTCCTTGCTGCTTAATACTACCAATCATATTTGTAACAATATCAAATATAGCTATTACTGGTCCGAGTAATCTACCAAAAACTCTAGCTATTTTAAAAATAGGTGATTTTGAAAGTATACCAAACATCTTGCTAACAACACCTCTAGCTATTGCAACAAACTTACCGACAACACTACCTATTCTTGCAAAAATATTTTTAGCAAAATTTAATGCATTGCCCATTTTCTGTAACCCTTTACCTACAGGACCAGTTCCTCTAAAAAAGTCTCCTATTCTCCTTATCATTTTACCTAAAAATGAATCAGAGCCAAATATTCTTGCAAGCCATTGAAATATTTTTGAACCTCTTATCTTAGCTAATACACTACTAAAAAATCTAGATATAGCTTGACCTAGTTTAGATTTACTAACTGCTGAAAAAACTCTAGACATTGCATCAAGAAATTTTTTATTTAATGCTGCAGCTACTCCTCTTAAAAAAGGTAAAAAATTAAATGTTTTTAAAAGACTCTTAAGTGCTCTAAACCAATCTTTTATAAAATCAAGAATGCCTATCAAGACTCCTGCTAATAGAGCTACCAATGTTAATAACCACCCAGGTTTTTTACCTTCCTCAAATTTTCTACCCTCTTTCTTTTGACCTAGTGCTTCAACTATTTCATCTCTTAATAGCTTTACAATTCTAGGATTAATATCTTCTATTTTAACGTTAACAATTTTACCGCCAATTCTTTTAGCTCCTTCTTCTGCAAGTGATTTTTCAGCTCCACCTTCATTATTGCTTTTTTTTGCTGCGGCGTTACCTAATGTTAGTAAAGCTTCGAAATATTCTTTAAACTCTGATTTAGTATAATCAAATAACTGCTTAAGCTTAGGTTTATTGCTCTTAGTTAACGAATCAATGCTATTATCCTGGGTGCTTTTAGCTAAATTATCAATTTTTTTAGATAGTTTTTCAATAGCATCAATAAAATTATTGAAGATCTCCTCAGGCATAAGTATGTAAATACTTATTCGCTACTAAAGAATGAGGCATCGATTGTTACGTTAAAATCTTTACCGTTTACTTTGAATACTTGATACTGTTTTTCGTAATCTCTTACTTTTTCAACAAAATCCATTATTTCCTTGTTTACGTTGGCGGGAAGAGTTTCAATTGCTTTAATTTGCTGAGAAATAGTTAATTCTCTAAAGTTTAGCTTATCCTCACCTACAGTAATTGAATCTATAAACTTTGTTAATTCGTATACAAACAACTCACTGATAATATCTTTTATACCATTATCTTTTTCTAGTAAATGAGATAAATTTTTTTGTGCTTCTTTGTTAGCTTTATTATCAGTACTAAGTGTAGGTGTCTTGACTTCAATTTTTAAAGTATCTACTGTTATATTTTTTGAGATAATATCGGAGTTTGCTATCAAATTTAGAGAGGTTAGGTGTTGCTCCAGGCTACCAAACACATTTGTATCTTCGTCATCACCAGTTTCTTCATTAACTTTAGTTAATTTAATTTTATCACCAAAAATATTTTTTCTTAAATTAAAAGCAACATTAAGTCTATCAAATACTAAGAAATTAATATTTTTTTCAACACAATTTTCAGTAATAATATCATTTAAAACTGTATTAAGAGAAATACCAGGAATATTTTTATCGAGAGAGGACTTAATTATATCTTTTTGTTGTCTTATGTTTAATGGCTTAAATTCAATGTTTCTATTTTGAGAAGGGACAAATACAGATATATTTTTAGCTTGTAAATCCAAGATTTTTTGTAAAACTGCTTCAGAACTCATTAGAATTATTTAAGATTGGGCTATGGTTTTGCAATTGTGGGTCCTTTATCCTTTTTTCCGATTTGTTCTATTTCTTTATTTTGTTCTTCTACATCCTTCTTAAACATGTTATACAGTAATAATGATTCGGAAGGAACTAAGTTATAAAACTCGTCTAATTTAAGTTTTACTTTGTTAACCATCACATATATAAATTCAAAATAGCTTAATAGGTTTTCGTGATAGACTAATTCAAGAAAAGATATTAGAGAGTTGTTGAAGAAATTTACTTTTAATGTATTAAGTTCTGGAAGCTTAGTGTTTTCCGACATAAATGCAGCATTTTTTGTTGAATTATTAGATGTATCAAAGAAAGAAATTACTTTATTTAAATTATCTCCTGAAATACTATCTAATACTTTATTTTTTTCGTCTAAAGGTAAGCTATTTAAATAGACTCTATCTTCACCGTGCCTTATATACATTAAACATTCAGAAAAAATTGTGTCGAAGTTTTCAATATAAAGAGATTTAGGAATAGAGAGTCCAATATAAACAGAATTGTTAAGTTCTATTTCAGTTTTAGTAATAAAATTCTTCTCTGTTATTTCTTTTATAATATTAAAAAGATTATACGAAAGTGAGGCTTCTTTTTTATCTTCATTTTTAATAACAAACTTCAATTCTTGGTTAATATTAACAGCTTTATATTGAAGCATTATAATTAATTTGTCAAAACAATCAAAACTATCTTTATATTCCCTGTCAAATAAGTTTTTATCTATAATGTAATCTATATAATTACTAAAGCCTTTTGAGTCTTTATTTGTAATGAACTTTAGAACATTTATTAATAACAAATTATTAAACTCTTTAAATCTAAGTTTTTTATCTAAACTCGGAACATAAAGATTAATATAAAAACTGTCCATTAAGTAATTTATATACAATTTATGTTTAATAAACTATGAGTAGCTGTAAACCATTGATAGTTATACTGTCATGCTACAAAAATATTTGTAGACACGTAGTATATAGAAATTATTTTAAACAACATAGTTTTGACTATTTATTTGTTCTAGGTAATAGCAAAAAGACATACTTTAAAGATGATGTTCTTTATGTGGATGTTGAGGATAACTACCAATCTCTGTCAAAAAAAATTGCTAAAGTGTATGAATATATTTATAAAAACTATAAAAAAAGAAATATTATAAAAATAGATGATGATACTATTATAGACTTAAAGAAATTAAAAAAGATAAATTTAGATTTTGATTATGGTGGTTTTATGGCGGAAGGTAGTTATAAAGAAAGTAAATACCAGTTTGCTTTTGGTGGAGGATACTTTTTATCATACAAAGCATTAAAAGTATTTGTTAAAAACTATAAAAAATACATAACAAACTATGAACAAGAAGATAGGCTTGTAGGTATATCATTAACTCTAAGCAAAAATAAATTAAAAATAGCTAACAATGGTAATTTTCTATCAAATAAAGATTTTAACTTATTTACAACTCTTTTTAATACAATTATCCACCCAGTTAGTATAAAAAATATAGAAAAAGCTTATAAAAGTAAGTTAAAAAATTTTTTTATAAGAATCCAAAAGGATTAATACTACCAAATCCTCCTGAACCACCTTGAATTGGTGAAATAGTAGGTATTTGGTTGTTTTGAATTCTATCAATAATATTAACAAGAGGAAAATATAAGGCAGAATGTAGTGTATAGTGTGTAAACATCCAATTAGTTTGAAATACGTCTAAAACTTCACCGGTGGGGTCATATACCATTTCCTCCGAGTCAAGTGAAGTAGGTACACAATTATAAAATGTCCATACTATTCTAGGTATCATTGAAATGTTTTGATATGTAGCAGCAAACTGCATTACTGTTATATCAGTTTTTACATTAAAATAATCACGAGCACCTCT